AACAAGGAAAACGCCCGCGAGTTTGAAGTCACCGACATTCTTTTCGCCGCCGTCTATGCTGAGGCCGACCAGACGCTCAAGGACTGCATGGACATCGCCACCGCAACCGGCATGCGGATCACCGATGCGCGCACCGTGCGAATGCCTGTGGATGGCATCATCCGGCACAAACCCAGCAAGACAGGCAAGGCGGTGGAATTCAACATCAGCACATCGCCTGTGTTGTCCCTGCTTGTGGCCAGGCGCCAAGAGATAAAGGCGCATTGCGTGATGTTGCTTTGCACGCCTGCCGGGCGCCAGGTAACGCAGACCATGTTGCGCGACCGCTGGGACGATGCGCGCACCAAGGCGGCAGAGAAAGCCATGCTGACCGGGAACGCTTACTTTGCCAAAGAGATTCGGACCATGTTCTTGCGTGACATGCGCAGTCGGGCGGCTGATCTGGCTGAAAATATGGCCGACGCCAGCAAGCTATTGCAGCATTCCAATCAGGCGCTTACAGCCAGGCATTACCGAAATAAGCCAGAGAAATTGACCGCTGTAAGGTAGCTTTTGCGCCAACGGCGGGTTGCGGGATGCGGCAACGATTGGCCCTACGACATTAAATCAGTAGCAGTAGTTTGTTGATTTCATTGGGTATTTTGGTGGGAACTGAGAGATTCGAACTCTCGACCTACGGATTAAGAGTCCCATAGCGAAATGGCTTAACCATGCGGGTTAGCGGCTGATTTTAGGCGCAAAGAATAGACTGTTTTTGCATATTTTCTCGTCTTGAGAAATTCTTTGCGCCAATGATTTTTGGGCTACTTTACCTGCGCACCGTGCAGCTTCAGGGCTTCAATGTACCATTCTTGAGCATGGCCTGCCATTTCGACAAAAGCTCCTGTGCACTGATCAAATACGACTGCGAGGGTTTTTGCGGTGTCAGGGCAGGCTGCAGGGTCGCTGGCTGCGGTTCTGACGGCGGCTGCGGTGTCGCTGCGCAGCCCGTCAGAAACAGTGCGAGCAGTAGCAGTATCACGGCGCATGCCAGCCACAAGTGCTGCCGCATCGTTTTGGGCTTTGATGATGGCATTGCTCTGACGTTCGAGAACGGCTCGGTTGGCTCGGGCCACAGATATTCTTTCATTCGCATGCTCCAGGTTGATTTTGGTGATGTCGTGCGCCTGCAGTTGCCAGGCCAGAAAGAAGCCGGCCGCCGCGCTGGCCAGGCTGAGAAAAATGCCGAAGTTCATTGGTTGTCCTTAGCAAAATGGCGACCCGGCGCCACAAAACGCCAGGTAGAACGCAGATTGCGCGACTACCCACAAAACGGCACCTGTCAGCGCCAAGCCACCAATAACCATCAGAATTGTTTTCATTGCCCGCCCTCGTGTGTGTCGTGTTTGATGTCAAGCGCCTCGTCGGCGTCGGCCAGAATGCGCTGGTAACTCTCGTCAATGCGCTTCTTGGCAATCAGCAGCTCCAGCTCGCGCATCAGTTGCAGCTGCTCCTGCAGGGTGTGGCTGGCACAGCGTTGCCGGGCTTCGGGGGTGATCAGGCTCATGGCTGTGCTCCCATACAGGCGGCGTAACGGTCTTTCGACCGGTTCCACACATCGCTGCAAATCTTGTTGCCGGGCGTCGAGCAGTCGTAGCCCGCCGAAAACTTGTACAACAGGTAGGCCTGGCACGAGCCGGCGTAATCCCCCGCGTTGGCGCGCTTCACGATGCTTGATTTGCACAGCGCGCCGGTGCCGTACTGGTAGCTGAAGTCCACCATCTGGTCGTACTCAAGCGGCAGCAGCGGCGCCGTCAGGCACTGCTTTATGCGCGCCTCGGCTTTGGTGATGTAGGCCATGCTGCGCTGCAAGCCCTGCACTGGGGTGGCGCGGTCACCCAGGCGCACCGGCGAGCCATCCGGGCGCTCGGTCATGCCAAAGGCCACGGTCGGCACATCGCCCCGGGTCGGGATGATGGCCTTGTCGGTGAAGCCCTCGCGGCTCAGCAGCGCCACCAGCGCCACGGCGCTCAGCGACAACCCCTGCACGGCAACACGCTTGATGCTCATGGCTTGGTCTCCACTTGTTTTTGCGCCACGTTGCCGGTGATGTAGGCGGCCACGGTGGCAATCACGACAGCGCTGTACACGCCATCAGCAATGTTTCCAAGCCAGCATAATGTTGTGGCGCTGGCCAAGGAAAACAGCGCCAGGATGAATTTGCGCGAGCCCAGCCGCTTCATAGCCAGCCCCAGAAGTCCCAGAACTTTTTCAGGCGCTTGAGGTAGGTTTCAACTTCGTCCACGGGAATTTCCTTTGCGGGTCAGGTCGCGCCAGATCGACATCAGCTTGTGGCCGATCAGCAGCAGCGTGTAAAGCAGGGTGCACCACAGCACCAGGTCGCTCACCGGCATGCCGGCAATCGAGGCCAGCGACACACTCACAGGGGGTGTGGCTTTGGCGGCCAGGGCGATACCGGACTCGGCGGCTTGGGTGGCTTGGGTGGTTTGGCTCATAACGGCAGGCTCCAGGTGGGCAGGTAGGTAAAAATGGCAAGGCCAACCCCGACACCCGCCATCCCGGCCAGCATGTCCAGCCAGTCGGCGGTGTGTTTGTCGGGATGGCGTGCGTCATAGACTTCCTTGGCCGCACCAACCAGCAGCGTGAGTGCCACGGCATACCCCATCGCCATCAGCTGACCCAGCACCAGCATCAACAGCAGGCTCACGCAAAAATGTTGCACTTTGTCCCTGGGGAACATGGGCGTCCTTGGGAATGTGTGGGCAAGCTCGCGCTGCCACTGGATGCGGCAGTGATCCGGTTGCCAGAAAAACAGCGCATTGATGGCGCTGGCCGTCCAGCCCCACCAGGGATGATTTTTCTCATCCATGCGGTAAGCGCGTGCACTCAGGGTCTCGTAAAACGAGCCACCCAGCAGCGCATTCACCACCCGGTCCAGCCAGACCAGGGCGTCAAGCAGCTTGCTCATAAATTTCCTTAAGCATGTTTTTCATGTGCCTGTAACTGCCCGTGCGCAGCGCATGACCCAAGCAGGAGGCAATGGCTTCTTTCTTTCCATCTTTAACCGCCTTGGCAAAGGTGTACAGGCTGTGCTTGCGTACAAAGCGTGTGCTGCGCCAGGTGCGAAAGCCGACAAAATTCAGGCCGCGTTTGCACTTGTGCAGGCTATGCCGCGACAACTCAAGGTGCAGCTCGTCGGCAATAAAAGCCTCGATCCGCGCCAGCGCCGCCACACAGCGCTCACGCGGCCAGCCAAAAATCACAAAGTCGTCCACGTAGCGGCAGTAGCGTTTTGCGCCCAGCTCACGCTTGATGAAGTGGTCCAGCGGATTCATGTAGATCAGCGCGTAGGTTTGCGAAAGCAGGTTGCCAATCGGGATGCCCACCGGCTGGCCGTATTCGGCAAACTGCATCATCACGGCCACAAAGCGCTTGTCTTTGATCTGGCGTTCAATCTGGGTGCGCAACACGGCGCGGTTGATGCTGTAGAAAAACTTGCGGATGTCGAGTTGCAAGATGTAGCTGTCTGGCGCGCTGCTGCGCAAGGCTGCTTGCGCATAGTCAGCCGCGGCGTGGGTGCCCTTGCCTTTGCGGCAGGCATAACTTTGGTCAATGAAGGTGCGGTTGAAGATGGGGTACACCAGCCTGTAAATGGCGTGCTGCACCACCAGATCACAAAAGGCCGGGGCAAAGATGGTGCGCTCTTTGGGCTCGTGAACCTTGAACTCCTTGTAGGGGCGCGGGGTGTACGTGCCGTTGTGCAGCGCAGCATGCAACGCTGCCAGGTTGCTTGCCAGATTGCGACCAAACTCCAGGGTGGCCCGCTTGCCGCGCTTGCCCTGACTGGCATCTACCCACGCCTGGTACAGCGCGTCGGGCGTGAAGGCCTTCTCGAATAAATGGCCAACCCGTTTCATGGGAAAGCCCCCAGACGTTCGACTGCAACACGGCAGCTACCAGAAAAGGGGCGTCCAGCAGATTTCGCAAAGGTTTTCACCGAATGCAGGAAAGCACCTCCCTTTGTTCCACTTTTTCTTTTCAGAATATGAGGTCCAGAGTCGGGACGCGCCCCAATGTTCGTGGTCGTATTCG